GTACGTCGGACAGTGGGATTTTATCGCCATCCAACGCCACCTCTTGGTTGAATTCGCTAAACTTTTCCAAGCCGCTCTACCTCCTCTAGTATTTCGTCGAGACGGATTGCCTGGCGGAAATGATAGCTCCGAGCCCATTTCAAAAGCCCATGCATACTGCCAAGGCGTGCCCTCGCCTCGTCCACATCTACTGTGCCATTTTCGATGCTCTTGCGGATTACCTTGACCGTCTGCCGCTGCTTTTTCGCTGTCCGCTTGCGGAGCAAAACCAGCCCGGTATGAAAGTAGCGATAGCCGACAAAATCGACGCCCTGCGATGTTGGAAACACTTCTTTTTTGCTGAGCATCAGTCTCAAATTTTCCCACAAAAATACCTGTATCGCATCTGCATATGCACGGAGCATTTTCTTGTCGTCTGAAAACAGCAGGAAGTCATCACAATACCTCGCATAGGCTTTTGCATGCAGCTGTTGCTTGATGTATGTATCTATTTCATTCAAATATAGGTTGCCGAGCCATTGACTTGTGTAATTTCCGATAGGGAGGCCAACCGCTTCTCCGGCTTTATCTCTCGCTGCTGCTGCCTCGAGTTTTTGGATCTCTCGCTGGATATCTTTACAGGTGTTCCCTACTTTTCGCATGCGATAAAGCATAGTAAGATTTTTCTTTCGTGTATCAATGGAGTCGATGATGCCTCCCAGTATCTCAAGCACTTTGTTGTCTTTGATTTTATGGCTAACAATTCCCTTCAGGATCCTGTGGTTGATATTGACGTAGAACTGGGAGATGTCAAACTGCGCACAGTAACGGTACTTTTTGGCATAGATACCACATCTTGTCCCTGCTTCGTGCTGCCCATGCCCCTTGCGGCAGGCACAACTCCCGCTGTACATAAGACGGTCCCAAATAGGAGCGAGTACATTCATCAGGCAGTGGTGGATAATCCTGTCAGGGTAGAACGGTAAGCAATAGATAAATCTTAGCTTCGGGTCAAACAGTGGATATACATAGTAGGGCGATGTTTGGAACTCATTCAGGAGCAGCGTCTTGATGCGGCTCACCGTTTCTTCCTCATGTTCTTTTGTATAGAGAATGTTCCGCCTCTTTGCCGGCGTCTTCCGGCTCCTGCTGCGGCATGCGTTCACAATTCCCCAACGGATATTCTCGTCGCTGGTAATCATCTCCCATAAATGCCCGTGTCGTTTCATAGATTCCTTTCCCATGGGAGTGACGTTCTCTTTTAGTTTTGGTACTAGGTTTTTGATACTAGCCACTCCCACGCTCCGTCGTGTGTTTTGCCTCTGAGACAAGGGCAGGCGGCCAGCCGTGGAGTCAAGCACGCACCATGCTATTACTGACCCTACGTATCAGACGCACTGCGGCAACCGTAGTTCGCGTTCACGTTGGACGACACGTTGTTACAGTTCGCTGACTGCGAACCGCAGGACGCACCGTCAGCCCAGTACGCGCCAAAAAGCAGCCTCTGCGCCACCTGCCCTGTTTTCGCGGAACGTCCGCCGCCCTAACCGGGCGGTGGACGTTCCGTTTCTCGTTTTTCATCCTTCATATTTCGCATTTCTCCTTTCGTTTATAACGCCTGACGGTGCAACGGCTCAGACGCACCGCGGCAACCGCAGTGCGCGGGCACGTTGGACGACACGAGGCTACAGCACGCCGACCGCGAACCGCAGGACGCACCGACAGCCCAGTACGCGCCAAAAAGCAGCCTGAAGAGACTCCCATACGTCTGTCCATACTTTTTGTCATCCACATCCGCACTATAAACAGAGTCTGTCCAGCCGCTTCCACCAGCAAAACCCAGGTCGTTCCCCCACTGCCAGAGGACGCCACAACAATCTTCCAGGCCGATGTCGCTGATCATGCGCCTGCCAGCGGTGTCGACGTGGCCGCCCGTCGTATTTGGGTCTGCTGATCCCTTAATGTTTGTACCTTCATTGCTCCCTCTTGCGGCCAGCTGAAATTCATAGCACCAAGGCAATCGCTTCCCCTGTCGCATGAGTTGCTCGAGACTTGCTTCACCATGCCACTTCTTTTTCGAAGCTCCGTCCGCCCAAACACCTCCATAGACGCTGACAAGCTTTTTCCCGTCCCAGCTATCTCCATAGATATCAAGCCATGCGTCCGAAAATCTGTCATAGACCATGCTTTCAGGTTCAGATTTCGGGCGGTGATAGAGGTCCCACACCGAAGCTGGGAGGATGTCGCCGGCTACATAGCCCGTAAGTGCGTGACCATTGATTGCCCCTACATCTACGCAAAGGCAATGAAAGCCGCATATCTTTCGCGTCGTATCTGCATCGTATCCCTCGGGCACCGTGGAATTTGCTGAAAAAGTGAATCGCGGCACGACGTCTGCCGTGCTGTAAATCGCGTACAGATAGAAGTCTTTTCCTGCTCGGTTTGCTGGGTTCGCTGGGTTCGTGCAGCACTCCCAGACTACCTCGCCATCATTGACCGTCTTCCCTACCTCCTGCGGCCATTCCGGTGTAAGCGTTGCGCTTGTCGTGCCTGCGGTGGTTGCCTTATAGCAATAGATTCCCTGTTCGTCCGTCGGTGTGACATAGTCTCCCGCCGTATAGCTGGTATTCTTGCTCCAAGCAGTCGCCTTTAAATCCCAGTTTGCCGCCGTATCAATATCAAACGTAAGTGCGGACGTGAGCTTATGTCCTTTGCCATTGATATTCAACCACAGGACATTCGGCGTCTTTATCGCTCGCTTACTGCTCGCCGCGAACGGCGTGTCCAATGTAAAATAAGAGGGCGCACTTGCGGTTCCGATTTTTCCTTCCACTTCGGCAAGTGCAGTTTTTGTGGCAAGCGAATTGATTGTCTCCGCCAACCCGCCCGCAAAATTTTCGCCCTCGATTTTTCCTGCATGTACTTCTGCCCAGCGCTTTTCGCTCGTGCCGAGGCTCTGCGTCTTATCCCCTGCTGGGACGATATTAGGGTACTGTTTGCTCATATTTTCTTCTCCTTTCATCCTGCGTTTTCGGCCGGACAGATGTCCTCTTCTGTGTCAATCGCCCAAAGCCGCGTGGCTTTCGCGTATTCTGCCGGCATCAAATCATCGTTGAGATCCCGTTCAAACGTGTCCTGCGTGGTCATCGCAGTCTGTACCCATTTCCCACTCGTCGGCGGATACTCCCCTGTGCTCTGCGCAATACACCGGTACGTCGTGCCATCGGGGAGCATAACCTGATCTGCCAGTCGATAGGTCCTTGTATTACTATACATAGTCGCAACGCCACCTACGGTTGTAGCTGCCGCTTCAATGTCTGCAAGGATTTTCGCTGCACTCTTTTCGCTGGCACTCGCATTCTCTTCACTGGCTTTCGCTGCTTTTTCGCTGACGGCAGCGTTTCCCGCACTGGTGCTCGCTCGGCTCGCCATTTCAGATGCCGTTTCCTCTGCTGTAAAGATTCGCTCCTTTAAGTCACCCGCCGTCTCTTCACTGCCGATGTCGATTGTGATTGTTCGGTCTAAGATTTCTTTCAACTCTTGTACAATTAGCGTCATTTTATCTGACATACGCTCGATATCTGGTAACGGGTACTTATTGCCAAGATTTATTAGTTGTGTAATTTCCGTTTCACGATAAATTGTGATCGTCTCACGTGCAGATAAGACTGCTGGTTGTTCTGTAAATGGCGGAGTCTGTCCGGTGGCATATCCCGGATACTTTACTGTTTTTCCCACCATATCTACATAATAGTCAGACAATAATTTTTTTGTTATCTGCGTGTCTTTGTTGTAAATTGCAACGCAAACACTGGATGCCTCATCGACAAAAAATGAAAACGGAAATGATACTGTTTCTCCATCACCTTGATAAGTCACCTTTGTGGTAAGCGTTTCAATCATAGTCTCACCTCGCTTCATACATGCCATGCGCGGAAAAGCCCCGCGTCATCCGACGTGAGGCTCTTCTTGTTATGCTCCTATCTTACCATGCCTGGGCAGGAATAACGTGCTGCCCTTTATGATTTTTTCTTTTTCTTCTTGCTCTTCGGCTCTGCTGGTGGGCGCTTCGGGATGTCGTGCTCGACTGGCTTCTTGTCGAAGACAACGGACCAGATGATGTTCTTCCAGTCGGCATCATAGCGGTTGTCGCTGTCGTTGAGGTACTGCATCGTGCCGGTGATGGCGTCGGTCATGGTCGAGGTGATGCCGGTCCTGGCGGCCGTCAGGGAGCTCAAAGCGTTGAGGCCGTGGCGGGCAATCTCGCTGTTGGTGATATGCTTGACCGGCTGGCGGTACTTGGCATCCTCCTCGAGCTTCTTGCGGTATTCCCGACGAGCCTTGCCCTTCTTTTTTTTCATCTTCTCCGCCTCATTCCGAAGTCGCTTGGCTTCCTTGGCGTCGACCTCGAGGTTGTGGCTGCTCTTTCTGGCCATGAGGTCGATGGTCTTGGAGATCTCCTGCACGGCCCGCTCGCCCACCGAGAAGGGCGAGGCGCTGCGGCCGTATATACTTCCATCGAAGATAGCCGAGACAGCGAAGTTGACAACATCGCGGATGAACGGAAAACCGCCCGCTGCCGTCGAGAGCACATTCTGTGCATACACTTTGAAGAACCGCTCGTCCCAGGGAATCTCGACCCAGTCGCTATCCCCCGTTTCCAAGTTCACGACTGTCTTATACTTGTCCTTGTCGTCACTGCCATCGAGCCCCAGCGCGAACTTCATCGCGCTCCCAATCAGCGTCATGATGATCAGGCGATAGATGGCCGACTTGGCAAATGGTGCCCAGCGCTTGATGAAGCGCGGCTCTGCGCCGAACCGCGCATGACGGTAGTTCGCCCAGATGGCGTTGAACTGCGTGTTGAAGAAACTGTAGAACGTCGTCGCGAGCTTCAGAAAGGCGCCCTTGTTGCGCTGCAAAGAAGACAGGTCCATCGTCCGGCCACTGCCGAATGTATCACGGATGGCCTTGTCGGCATCCATGACGGACCGGTGCTCTGCTTCCTGCAACATCTCGTTATCCGTATAAATGGGCAGCGCCATCGCGTCATGCAAATCCTGTTCCGCTTTGAAGAGGTCCTTCTTAATCTCCTTGATCTTGGCCGCTTCTTCCTTCGTCATCTGCTCCATCGTGGCATCGCTGTGCACGGCAAACGGCGACTGCTGTGCTTGCGCACGTTCCTGCTCGTCCGCGCTGTGGCGGCGATCCATGTCCATGCGGATGTCGCTGATTTTCTGGGAATGGTTGATGATGTCGGCCTTCAGCTGCTCGACCTGCTTCTGGGCAGCCAGGACGCTCTGCTGGTGCTCGGCATTCTCCTTACGGATGGCCGCGAGGTTGCCACTGTAGGCATCGCGGTACGACTGTACCCAGAGCGGCGCAGAGAGTGCCAGGTCAGAGTAGAGCATCAGGTCGTAAGCATGATTGCGGACTACTTCAAAAGCACGATAGTCGGCATCAAAGAGGCCCGGCTGGCTGCGGATGTCGCGGTCCAGCGAGTTGATACGGTCCTGCATAAAGGCAGACCGCTTCAAGAGTTCTGTTGATTCTTCCCAATTACCATAGAAGGACTTGATAGCTTGTCCCGTGTGGTACGGGCCCAGCTTCTCCATGACTGGCGCAATGTTCGAGACGTTCTCGACGACGGGCCACATGCGGTAGCCCATGATGGCCATGACCGAGTTGCTGCGCAGCCAGTTCAATCCAGTATCCAGCATATTGGCCGCCTGATTGTTGTTGCCCTGCACGATCTGCCAGACGTCTGTCGTCCACTCCTTCAGGATGGTATGGTACTCACGGCCCAATGTGTTGACGATATGATTCTCGAAGGTCTTATCATTGACCAGTCGATAGACATCACGGGCCGCCAGGCGGAAGGCGATGTTGTGGATGACGGCCTGGGTGTGTTCCGGGATGACCCGGAACTCGAGCAGGAGCGGGCGTTCAATCTTGTACTCCGAACGGGATTTGGTGAAGCTTCGTCCCGTGCCGAGCACCATCGCGCCCGCCATGCTCTGCTTGGCAATCTCATTGGCATTCTGGTCCTCTGCAGCGCTGGACTTCTTCGGATTGTACACGACTGGATAATAGCCGCCCTTCATCTCCAGCGCCTTCTTCTTGCCCTTCTCGTCTACGGTCACGGTGAAGGGGACCGCCTCGACCTTCTTCAGATGGACGCCGTTAAGTTCCTCTTCGACCTTCACTGTATCATCCCAGTAGGTATTGATGTGGTCCCAGATGTCCTGCACGAGCTGCCAGTCCTTGGCCGTCATGTGCTCTTCCACGAACTTGAGGATGTCTTTCTCAGCCATCCCCAAGCCGCCCGCCAGGCGCTGGCGGTTCGTCTCACTGCCGAGGTTCAGCGCCATGCAGAGGATGTTCTCTTTCGACAAGAGCTCTTTGCCGTCCGCGGTCGTCAGCGTGTACTTCGCATCCTTCCAGTGACGGCGCTCCGCATGGGAATAGCCGGACAGGATTTTCTGCAGGTCGGTCAATTCCTGTTTGACCATGCGGCTCTCCTTCTCAGCTGCCCGCTCGTAGATCCCGTAGATATACCGGTGAGCCTTCTTGCCCAGAGCGTTCAGGATTTCCTCTGGCTTGATGATGGCAGCCAGGCCTTTCTGGCCATAGCGGGCCAGGCCCTCTCCGGCCCCCGGTATCTTGGCCAGGGCATCGTTCCAGCCCATGCCGCCCGTGTCTTCCTGCACGCGGTGACGATTGACGCCAATCTGATAGGCATCTGCATCCTTATCGCTGACGATCTCCTGCACGATTGCCTCGATGGTCCGGCCGCCGATGGTCTTCATCTTGGACTTGTCGCGACCCGTCGTGTAGAGGATGGTCATGGCCTCGACGCATTCTTCGAACTGATCTGCATTGAGGTCCTTGTAGCCGCGGAAGTCCTCCCCCTTCCCCTCAATCTCAAAGATCTCGCTGGGCGTGAACTGGATGTCCAGACTATCTTCGAGGCTTTTGAACATCTCATCCAGCTTCGGCATTTCCTCCCCTTCGTCCAATGTGGCATCTGTCTTCGTCAAGCGCAGCAGATAGGCTATGTGCCGCAGCCAGTAGCGCTCGTTGCGAGGCAGCTTCACAGACTTGGCCTGCAGCATCTTCTTGACACGAGCCAGGAGGCTGTTGACATGGTCTTTCATCTTCCTGGACTCATCGGCCATGGCCATGTAGAAGGCCTTCTTCTCCTGTGCCATCATGGCACTGTCCCAGTTCTTGCTGCGGATGGACTGCTCCACGACCTTGGCCCACTTCTTCGCTTCATGTGTATAGTAGCCCGGACTGCAGGCTTCATGCAGTGGCTTGGCCTGGATGGTCTTCCTGGCCAGATTCCGGAACACGCGCATCTTGCCCTCATTGGCCCTGAACACGGCATCCTCGTTGGCCTTGTCGTCTTTCATCTTCTGCTTGACATCGTCCATGGCCTTCTTGGCTTCTTCCTTCGTGGCAGCATCAATCATCTGCTGGATGGTCTCATAATCCTTGCTCGACCACCTGGTCGAGAAGCGCAGCCGGTTGATGGCCTTCATGAGCTCCTTGACCAGGTCGCTGTCTTTTTCCATCTTCAAGTCGATATCATCTGGCAGGCCCATGATCTTCTCTTCGACCGACCGCATGGCCTGCTCGGTCTTGCGCGTAATCTTCTTGAGCAGGCCTTTCTTTTTGGCGAAGCAGGTGGCTGTCAGAGATTCCAGTTTCGCCCGATACTTGCTGGAGTCCATGGCCTTGGCCACGGCTTCCTCGGAAAGATGGCTCTCGGTCAGTTCCCGGTCCAGCTCTTGCGCGTAAGCATCCATGTGCTCCTTCAGCATCGTCTCCAGTGGCGGCGCTGCCTCCCGCGCTTCTCGATACGCCTCGACGCTCGGGAACCAGTTCAGGACGATATTCTCATCTCCACCGCTTGCTTTGATGGCCTGCTCAGCCAGATACACGTCTTCATTCTGCAGAGCCTTCCGGAAAGTCTCCCGCTCCTTGTCCATCCGGTGCTGGAACTCGTCTTCCTTCTCCTTCGTCAGGTCTGCCATGAGACGTTTCATCAGGAGTTCCTTGGCTTCGTCTTCGGCTTCTTTCTTCCAGCGCTTGTAGACATCTTCTTCCGACTCATCCAGCAGCTTCTCGCCGCCCGCCTTTGTGACATCTCGGTAGCGGTCATCGAGCGCCATCTCCTCGATCTCTTCCTCGCTGGCGATCATGCGGTCCATGATACGGCGCACGGGCAGACTCGGCTTCACATCATCCCCGATGACAGCCTTATAGATGTGGATCAGGAAGGAGCGGAACTTGCGGAACACGGCGCGGAGTCCCTTGGCCGGTGCATGGCCATCGTGCAGATACATCTCGAAGGCGCGAGCAAAGCGCTCCTGCTGCCAGATCCGTTTCAGCTTCTCTGCCTGCTCCGTATCGCCATGCTGCTCTGCCGCGACGATGGCCAGTTCTCGGTCGCGGAACTCCTTGGCAAATGGTGAGTTCTCATACAGCTTATAGTCATCGGGATGCCAGGACGCCCACTCCTGCACAATATGCAGTTCCTTATCCGAGACTTCATCAATCTGCGCCAAATCCTCGAGGTCCAGCAGGAACATATGGCCCATCTCATGCAGGAAAGTGGACTCATCTGCACTCTCGAAGAGCGAGATGATGCGCTGTCCGTTCGACATCTGCGCGATAGAGCCATGTGTTCCCTTTCCCCGAGCCTGACTATATCCACTTTCGTCCTCTGCAGATGTATACTTCGTTGTTGCCTTGTCTATCCCAAGCGCTTGCTGTATACTTGAGATAGAAAGAGAATGACTGGTGGTCATGGCGTGGTTGCCGCCTGCGTTGTCAGCGCGGATGGGGAAACCTGGATACCGACGCACGCCAGCTTCTCTTTTATTTTTTTCTAACCACGCATCAAGATTTTGATCTGTACTATAAAAGGCCGTGCGAACATAGACCAATCCATCCTTTGCAAATTCTGCAGCCACACCATACCATTTCTTAGGTGTGGCTATTTTTAGTGCAACGGATTCTCCACGTGGCCTTCTTGCCTGTCTTGATAAAACAGCTTCCTGAATCCCGTGTTCCATCCCCTGAAAGAGTTGGGTCCACTCCTGATCGGATAACGGATAATTTCCTTTCTGAACATGTAAGATATCATCTGAGGTAACACGAATCATACAATCATCGATTCGATAATCAAAGTAGCTCTTGCCGGATTTTCCCTGCATGACATTTTTTACGAATTCAGAAAATGTAGATGCTGGATTCCTGTACATAGAAGATTGCTTATACCCAGAATCATCATCCACGCCTTCAATCAACCCATACCGCTCCCGCATATAGTCGAGGGCGGTATATTTTTTGCCGGTCTTCTTGCTGATGATGTCGGCCACAATGTCAGCATGACGGGCAAAGAGGATGGCATCGAGACGGGCAGCGCGGGCTGTGCGGCCGCCGTCGATGTCGACGTTCGTAAGCTGGTCACGGATGGCGCGGTAGACCTGGAAGCCTTCTTTGGTGAGGCCCTGCGTCAGCTCCATCTCGACGCCATTCAGGGACTTCATCGTGCCCTTGATGGCCTCGAGGTGTTCGATGTCCTTGCGCAGTTCGTCGATCTCCGGCTTGACTGCTGCCATAGCCTGGTGCTCTTCTTCGGTCGTCGGAATCCATCCCTCGAGTTTTGGCGCGGATGGGTCGCCGGTCACGACAGCCACAGCCATGTCCTCGAGTTCTTTCTCGGTCGGCTGGCGTTTGAACGCCTTGTAGAAGGCTCGGTACCACTCGTCGTTCTCGGTAAAGCGCTGCGTCTTCTTGTTGCCCTGCTCGTCTTCGACCTCCATGAGCTGGCCGCCCTTGCCCATGCCATCGTGCAGGCGTTCCAGCACGGGGCCGATGATCTCCTGCAGGCGGGCCTGGCGCTCTTTCATGGCGGCTGACCAACCTCTTGCCGGATTGGCGGGGTCTTTATAGATGGCCACGGTAGCCATGTCGCGCATGGCCTGGTCTTCGGCGGGGCTCTTCTCGTGCAGGGGGAAGTACTGGTCGAGCACGTTGTTGATGAGCTCGACCTGCTTGTCGATGGACTGCTGCTGCCGCTTCTGCATGTCCTCGATGATGGTCTTGGCATCCCGCTGCATGCGGGCCATGCTGTCAGCCTCCGGTGAGAAGGAGACGTTCTGCAAGAACTCCGGACTCGTGCCTGCCTGCAGGAACTGCTCGGTCGGCACAAGGATCTGGCCCTTCTCCTCGATGGCTGTCTGCAACTCGTCGTTCGAGATGCCCGCCGCCTTGGCTACAGCCTTGAGGTTCTCGAGGCCGCCTTCCTGCTGCATGGCCATCTCGGAATCAATGTACGTGTTCGGGTACTCTGTATCCTTGAGCTGCTCGCGCAGGATTTTCTTCTGGACATCTGGGGCCTTCTCTTTGAGGTTGCCCTTATTGATGGCCTGCTGCAGCTGCTCGAGCATGACAGTGCCGGTATAAGTCTTGCGGGCATTCTCGCCATACATCGCCTCGAACTTCGCCAGATGACGCATGGCCGCCGTCTGCCGGAAGCCGGACGATACTGTGCCGCCCGCAGCGCCGAGCAAGCCGAAGCCCAGTGAACCAGGGATGGCCTGCAGGGTACTCTTGCCTGCCCGCTCGATGATATCGCCCGGGCCGTAGATCTTGTTGCTCGTATCGCCGGTACTCCACTCCATGCCGTTGTGGACCATGTCGTCCGAGATGGACTGCAGGCCTTCTTCACCTGCCTCGGATGCCGTTATCTTGAAGATATCGCCCGTTCGGTCTTTGAGGGTATTCAGCACCTTTTCACGCGTCAGCATCCTTGAGCCTGTCTGCTCGATGATGTCGCCGAAGACCTTCCGCGCATGCGGCGCACCAGCCAGCGCCCGCGTCACGACGCCGAAGTTCGCCAGCTCGATGCCCGCATTGAGTGAACCTCCCAACATGGCCCAGCCAGCTGCTTGATTTTCCGTCAGCAAGGGATTGCCGTTCTCGTCCTTGAGATCCTTGTACTCGGCAAAGCGCGAGCCAATCTCAGGACGTGCCATGCCCGTAAAAGCACCGAGCCGCAGGCCTGTACCAGCTGCCGCCGCAATGAGTTCGCGCCTTGCGACCTGCGCAAGGAAGCTGCGTCCCAGGCCATAGACGAAACCGCCCGCTGCGCCGACAGTCCCGCCCGCTGCCGCACCGATTGGTGTTGCTACCGAGCCTGCGGCCGCGCTGGCTGCGGCTGCGATCACGGCCATCGCCGTTGCTTCGCGCAGGGACTCCGACGTCGACTGCCACATCTCCGGCGCGGATTCTGCCACGCCTCCCACGATGGCCGCAATCGGGTCCTCGAGGAACGACGGCGCAGTACGACGATCCTCCTCGAGCTGCTTCTTGAGGTCTTCCGCCCGCTGCCGGTCGTTGTCATCCGCCGCTCCCATCATGATCTTATACTGCAGGTTGTCGTACTCGAGCTTGACATTGCCGCGCTCCAGCATCTTCTGGAAGGTATCAATGATGCCATGCGTCGAGCGGACGGCATCGAGGTTGTGCAGGGCAATTGCTGCGCCTTCCTTGTCCATATCGGCCACACCCTGCAACTCAGGGAATTCCTGCCAGACGTCGTTGATATTGCCGCCCGTCGCATCGATTTTCTGTTTGTAGTGGTAGACATCAAGTGCCTGCTTGTAGGCCGTATTGTCCTGCAAGAAGGAGTCAGCAGGAATGCCGGTACTCGCTTCAATCTGGCGAGCCTTGGTCAGCTTCTCCTCATCCGTCATGAAATACTCGAGGTTTGCATCCGTGCGTTGCAGTGCCTTTGCTGCATCACCCAAGATGGAATCATCCGTGCGGTCGGCATAGTTCTCGATCAAGCTACGAGATGCCTGACGGAACGGGGACCGCAGTACATTCTCAACGGTCCCTTCTGTCGCAGCTCCTGCCTGCTGGAAGTTTTTATACGCATTCTCTTGTGCTTGATAATTGCCACTCGCTTCGGACTGCTGGATGGATGCATCAGTGTATGCCATCTCCAACTGCTGCCCGCGCGTCTTGACGTCCTGTGCATTCTTCTCCATCGTCCAAGCAGCATCTGCTACGTCCTTGACCGTCTCTACGGCACCTGCTGCCAGATCACCAATGCGGTCGAGTAGAGAGGGCCCATTCGCCATCTTGGCGGCTTCGGCCTGTGCCTCTGCCTCCGCCTGTTCTTTCTTCTCTTTCTTCTGTGCCACCATGTTCTGGTAGCCTTCCAAATCAAACGCCATCTTCAGCCCTCCTCCGGCTCTTCCTGATCGCCCTGATAGTCTTTCTGCAGGTAGTGCGTGTCGCTCTTCGTGATGATGATCGTCGCCACGAGCGGGTTCATGCCATTCTGAATCAAGTGATTGTATGCACCGCCCATGCCATTCGTCTCGATATCATCCGTAAGCGACGACATAAAGTCCTGGCTCTGGTAGGCCGCCCGCAATTCACTCGACTGTTCATCTGTCAGGACGCCATTGTCATCCAGCAGGTTTCCGGCCCGCCTTGCTGCAGTAAACGAAGCCGTCTCAATGGCATTGCCATTCTGCAGATTGATGTTCATGTTCTCCAATGTGTTGTAGGCTGTCTCGATTTTGGATGCAGTAACACCTCCAGCTCCACTTGCCGGTAAGCCCGTATTCCGGTTGACGCCAAACTTCGACGCAGCCATGCCAATCAGCGTGTTCTTCTGCTGCAGGTCGAGTGTCGTGTCTCCTTCGACAAGTGCTTTGGCAGCTGAGAACGAGCCCGCTGTATCAACTGCATGCTCTACATCATCGAAATAGTTTTGCTTGTTCTGGTTATACGCATTCATGCGATCCTGCAACCCGGCTTCTACTGCGCTTCGCAGGCTCTTCTCCATGGTCGGGTCATACATCGTCCCTCCTGATACCGCCGCACCACTGCCTCCGCCCATATAAGCGTTCTCGTCAAAATCTCCGCCGTCATCGCTGAAGTGAAAGTTGTCGCCATCCGCCCACTGCTCGTTGCCATAGCCCGCATATTCATTCAACGGTTTCAGGCCGACGTCAGCTGCATGTTCCTGTAGCCACTGCAGGCGTTCTGGATGACGGGCCAGGCTGTCCATCGCGATGTCGAAGGCACGGTTCTCGTAGTGCTTGCTACCCGGATTGTGTCCTTTGGTTGTACCGCCCGCCGTGACATAGAACGGCTCATAATCATCCTGCTGACCAAAAGCCTGCTCATAGAGGGCAGCCAAGGCGTTGAGCTTTGCCCATGTCGAATGTCCAAGATTCGTGACTTCGACTTCCTTGCCAGGCTTGACTGTGTAGTAGACTTTCTTGGAGATATCAATGCCACCGCCCGCATTCTGTCCGCCAGCCCCCTTCGGAATCCTGCTCATAACGCTGTTGACGTATTCCTTGATGGATGGGCCATTGCTCAGTTGCTTATCCCAAGCATAGTGGTTGCCGTTCTCGTCAATGGCATCCGGTTCGCCAGTCACCCAGCGCTGTCCGTTCTGCTCACCAGCATACCAGGTAACCAGTGCCCCTTCTGGTCCATACTTGTCGTAATACTGGCCCAGCTTGAATCGTCCGACTGCACGCTGCGCCGCTTCGTCGTTCGGGTCGGCACCCTCGTACCCGGCTTCCTTCGACCATGCCGGCCAGTTGCCCGGCATAATCTGATAGATACCAACGGCACCTTCTGATGAGACCGCGTTCGGATCTCCATTTGGGTCCTCTTGCTGTTCCACTGATGCGAAGAAAGCTTCCTTTCCAGAAGCTCCGGTTATCCCCTGCCCCCCTACGTTCCTGTAGGAGTTCTGCTTGATGAGCTCATTGGCCTTGTTCCAATCGAACCGCCCTGTCTTCGGGTCCCAGCACTGGTTGACGATATCATCTGCCGTCGTGTAGGTCTTGGCCACGTCCTGCTTCTGCTTGACGGAGCCGTAGAGCTGGTTGTAGACGTTCTGGTCCATCTTGCCGCGGTTCACCTGCAGGATCTGCGCGGCCCGGTCATAGTTTCCTGCGGTGATGGCTGCCGTCGCGGCCGACGCGACCTGCTTCGTTATGGCCCCCATCAATTCGGACTGCATCTGCTCGCCGGTCCAGCCGCGCTTTGCGCCGTAGGCCAGGATGATGCGGCGCGTGTCGTTCTCGTAGTTCGTCAGGGCGTTCGTCACATCCCAGGTCATGCCAGCGTTCTGCGTGTTGATGTTGAGGGCCGCCTGGTAGTCCGCCTGCTCGGTGTTCTCCCGCTCCCGATTCTCCTGGCCGGTGGCGATGCGCTGGTAGTTGAGCATGTTGTCATTCAACGTGGACTTCAGCGCATAGCGGACGCGCGGGTTGTAGTCCTTGGCAATCTCTGCTGAGGTGTCCTGGATGGCCTGCGTGACCCGGTCCGTCAGTCCCTTGGCATTCTTGCCCACGCCAAGCGTCATGAGCCCCTGCTCGCCGTAGAGCTGCTCATTCAGCGAGGTCATGATGCGATTCCTCGCGTCCATGACGTCGGCTGCATCTTCATCGTCCTGCTTCTGGGCGAGCACCTTCGTGGCCTGGCCGACGGCTCCAGCGAGCGCGTTCCATTCCTTGCCGCCTGTGCCGTACACTTCCAGGTCTCTCGGAGCCTGTACGGTCGGCGGGTTGATGGTGTTCGGATTGACGACGGGCTGGTAGCTGCTGAATTTCATGTCGTTTCCTCCTCACTCAAAAGCGGAACGGGAAGTTCACTTTGCCGTTCCGGCTGTAGTAATCCGGCCGGATATCCCAGCCCGTGCTCTTGCCGTAGGACAGGACGGGCTTGCCATACGTCAGGTAGCCCGTGCCCGAGACGGTCGGGAACTGCCGGTTGGCTTTGGCCCACGTGTCCGCCGTGGTCTTCTCGTTGTAGTACTGGTACGCACCGCCCGTGCTGCTCGAGGCAGTGGCTCCGGTATCCTTCCATGGCTGTGCGACGCCGTAGACGCTGGCCGCTGTGCCGAGGATGGTCGAGAGGCCCTGCCACTTTGCCGCCCGCTTGATGTTGCTCGCCGCGGTCCTGTCATTGGCCGCCTGCGCCTCGTAGTTGCTCTCTGCCACGCGCGAGCTATAGTTGTCGTTACGCTGGTTGGAGAGCAGAGTCATCTGATCCTGCAGGTAAGCATCGTTACTCGACGAGAGGATATCCATGGCCGAGCCGCCGAAGTTCAGGCCGGCCGCACCGGTCTGTGCCCGCTGGCTGCCCTCAATCAGGCGGCGGCGCGAGCGCAGCTTGTCGGCCTGCGCGGCGTAGTTGTCGGCGATCTGCTCCTGCTTGCGGTTCTCAATCCTGGCATTCTGCTCGGCCGCATCGGCTTGCGCCCGATACATGGCGGCCTGTGCGTTGGCTTGCTGCTGTTGCTGGCGGTACTGGAAGATACCTCCCAGGGCAGTCAGCCCTGCAATGACGCTGCACATCTCAATCTCCTCCCTTCTCTTCGGATCGTTCTGGATGGATGACGAACGGCAGGAAGGTCTCCCCGTTCTTGATAATCTTCGCGGACGCATCAAATGACGCGCCTACCCACTGGAGCCATCGGATGGCGTCGTCGTTGAATGCGCCCACCATGTTGTAGAGTGAGCCGTATCGCTTGGCCCACTCCTGCAGAATGGTTCTGGACTCTTTGGCAAACGAGACGGTATACCGCTTGATGAGGTCCGTCCCGAGACACCAGATCAGGGCATGCGTCCGCAGTCCCTCGTCGTTGCGCTTCGGCTGTACGCCCCAGATGGCGATGATGCGGCCATCCTTTGTTGTGGCGTACTGTAGTTCATAACTCCAGTCGATGGATTCCTGCACTTCCCGCTCGACGTCGTCGGTGAAGGCCATAATCTCACGCTGATCCACCTCGCGCAGATTCGTCGTCAGCTCCCGTGCCAGGCCATAGGTCTCTTCTCCCTTGAGGATTTCTGGCCAATCGAGTTTCCAGATGGTGTAGGTCTTGTGATTTTCTTTAACCAAGGAATGTCACCTCTCTTATGATGGCCGATAAGGTAAACGGGTACGGTGTCTCGTGTCGAATATACGTCCGGCCCTCCGTATTGACGCCTTTCTCGTGCAATGTCACCGTTGTGTCACCGGTCACCAAGACTGCTTCTCCTGTTTCCAGATGATGCGGATCGTAGATAATCTCCTGCAGATGGCCTGCATCCGGGCCGATCCAGCCACCGAAGCTGTTCTTCAGTCGCAGGATTGCTTTCGTTACGGTCTTCTTCCTGCCCTGTACTGTACCACTCTCTGTGTTGCCGGCATCCCAGTTCGGCTGCTCCAGGTACATGGTGTACGGGATGCCGATGACTAGTCGCTTGGCTGCTACGCCATCTGGCAATGTAACCTTGCCGCCCGCGACCGTCATCGGATTGTAGAGGTAGTTGTCGGCCAGCACACGCACGGTCTTGCCCTCCAAATTCTCGAGTCCTGTGATGATATGCGCCGCCTTGTCAAGCTCGTAGATGACAGCCGAGTCCAGCATGACGTAGTCCTGCTGACTTGTCGAGGTCCGGTCGTGATCGAACCGCTCGATGAAACGCATCTGCTTGCCGCCAACCGTGCGTCGCACAACGACGTAGACATCATCCCGGTTGCTGTAGTTGACAGATGCGACGCTCTCAATCTGTCCGTCTGTAACAACATGCGACCATGCGTACACTTTCTGGTCTATGACATAAGTCAGGATAAGCATGACGCCGTCAGAGCGAACAAAATAGAGCAGGGAGTCTGACTCTTGCGCAAAGGCATCATCGACGATAGTCTTGCCGCTGATCAGGTCTTTAGATAGCAAGGTGAGATCCATGCCGACATATGAGTCTGTGTTGTAGTCATACCCCGTATCGCGGATGATTGAGCCGCGGCGTTGGACGTAGACGACGCGATTGCCGACGCGCAGTGGCGGAATATCTGAAACGCCGTAGTTCTCCTGGTTGCGTGGCGTGATGCTCGACGGCGTGACGGTCTCGCTTCCTGAAATGGTCCACGAGTTGCCCTCGGTAAAGACAATCAGGTCGTTGCCTGCATCCATGTGATTGATGGCGCAAGCCTTGCGGCTCAGTAGGTCCGCCGTCACGGCGCTGTCGTCTGTCACGGTGCCACTCTCCTTGTCGACGCTGAAGTTCTCGTAGTCGCCAGAACGGCTCATCCAGACGCGCTGCGGCTCTTTCGGGCTGCCGCCGAAGACAAGACGGTCTTGAAAGAATGTCGCACAGTATGGGTAGCCATTCGTCTTACTCCAGGCCTGCCAGTACCATTCCGATGTCGGTTCTGTGCTCCCGAGCCAGTCGGCTGTCCCTTGCACCTGCAGCCCATCTTTTACGCTCGTGATCGTCACATAGCCCGTGTGCGTGTAGGGATATGATGACAGTGTAGCCTTGCAGGAGCCCGATGTGACTGCTGTCGTGATGCGCATGTAGGTATACTCTTCTACATCTCCTGACTCAGATGGATTGTAGTCATTCGAGGAGGTGTACGTGCGCAGCGTCTTCCAGTCGGTCGCCTCGCCCGTGCCCTTGCTCTCGCTATACTGCAGCCACACTGACCCCGTCCACGTGCCGTGCGTGATAATCTTCCAAGTCTTGCCTACAAGAACCTTGTCGCTCGTCCCATTGGCCACTTCTACTGATTTCCCGCCCACGTACTGCTCCATCTTGATGATATCACCGACGTTGTCCGCCGAAAAAATATTCCGGGTTGCTACAAGCGATATGCTGCCGGATACGCCGCTTGGGTGGATCTTGCAGTCGGTATCCTTGTTGACGTCGCAAAAAGGCGGCATGTCCCATGCCACTTCCGTCATCTCCCAATCATCTTCGGCGTAGCGTGACAGCTTCTGCACGGGGTGTGTACCGGAACAGATATACATGACATCAACAGATTGCGTGAAGCGCAGCTTTGACAGCTCACTCGAGGAAAATGGTGTTGTGAGCTCGACGCCCAGGTATACACCATCCCGCCAGATACGCAGGTATTTATCGCCAAACTCCAACAGGTACGAGAGATCTGTCAGGAAGTCGAACTCTTGCAGCAGAACAGCCTTGTCTTCTGCTGCATACTTCACCCGCCCGCAATAAATCATGCCGGGTCTCTTATGGACTGAGCCATAGGGACGGATGATGGCGTTCTCCGCCTGCTTGAGGCCGAGCTGGTACTTGTCCAGGTCGACGCGGTTCGAGACATCTTCCGAGAGTTCGCCGCCCGTGAAGGCTGGCTGGATTGCATAGTATGGTTTCATGCTCGTCCCCCTCCCATCACATAAATCTGGCATCGCTGTACTGGTGCGGATACCTCGTGTGCCGTTCTCGCTCTGTCGCGTCTTGATACCTTGCCAGATCCACTGCTTGTTGTGCGAGCTGCAGGTTGATGCTCTGCAGCTCTGTGTTTCCCGTCAGTGTCATGGCGATGGAGCTTGCCAGCAGATGCGACAATGCGTCCACGAATTCTGCGCTGAACCGCTGCGTCTGCTTGATGTCGGATGTGTAGCATGCGTATGCTTTCTCGACATTCGTTAGGATGGCCTGGCCCGCATCTGCCAGCTGACAAACGCGGAAGTCTTGACGCTCTTCTTCATAGTTTGATGCATGATCCTCATCAAAGACAAAGTGCATCAGCAAGCAATCCTCTGGATAGGCATAGGCATACAAGTAACCGATGGGCTGCGCTTCAACGAGTGCCAGTTTGGTAATCTTCTCCGCAAATCCCCAAGGGTACATGCGCAGGAGCCGCCGACGAAGGTGATTATAGTTAATCTTGCAGAGTCTGGCCGCTGTGTCCGTATCGTCAATCGAGTTGATACGACCGCAGTTCAAGAACGACAGGGCCATATTGCAGATATCGATGCTGTTCATTCTTGCACCTCCCTTTCTCGATAACAAAAGGCCGGGCCCTGCGGGGGCCGGCCCTTGCTTACCAGTCGATATCGTCGTCGAGCACGAGGCCCGCGGTCAAGGTCCCTTTGCTGTAGGTCGATGTGACCGTCAGGCGCAGGTAGCCGAGGTTGCCGCGCGGCACGTCGGCGGCGAGTGGCACAGCGGTGTAGGTCGCCAACGTCTTCGGGGACTTGAAGTCCGACGTGGCGGATGTCTCGAGTTTGGTGGTCAGGGTGCCGGTCCCTGCATCCTTCGTGACAGCTGCCACGAGGTGAAGTGGACAGCCCGATTCACCTGGGCCCACATGCACGATGTCCGACGTCAGATCAGAAGCCGACAAAGCTTTCTTGTTGAAGAAGGTATTCTCTTTATCCAGAATCATGATGGTCCTCCTCTCTTACGCCGTCGCGACGGCCGCTTCCGTCTCGCTGATCGCATCGCACTTCTTGATGGGGATGCCGGAGAGGTAGAGCTGCGGGATGCCGCCCATGAGTTCCTGACGCGTGATGTAAGCGTTATTCTTGTCATTGAGGTAGATCTCAAAGAAGTCGAAGAGTGCCGGCGACACGTAGAGTACGACTTTCTTATCGCGGCCCTGCAGGTTGCGGATGCGGTTCTTCGCGTAGATGAACTGGTTGACGAGCTTCTTGCTGTCAGCTGCCGTCAGACTGGACAGCTTCGAGACGTCGATGTTGCGGACGAGTGCATTGGCACGGATGTCCTGCACAGCCATGCCGACCTTCCAGGAAAAGAGCGTCGTGACGGCCTGGTATTCTTTGCCGTCGGCATCCTGCACGGTCTGCTCGCCGAGGTCGCGCTGCTGCAGGCCGGCCTGCGAGCCTTTCGGGTAGATACCGGTCGTCGCATACGTGCCCCAGCCGACGAAGAAGGCCGAGGTGTTCGTGTTTGTGCCTGCCGTGCCACCCGCGAGGACCTGGTAACCTGCGTCGTTCTTCTCGCCACCGATGGTGTCGTAGCGGGCTGTCAGGCCATTGAAGGTGTCGAGCGTGTCGTCCGTGTTGCCGTAAAAGATATTGGCTGCCACAGCGTCTGTAAAGCCACCGACGAAGGCTGCATCCTCGCTACGGCGAAATGCCTCGCGGTTGCGTGCCAGTGCCAGTTCCTCGATATCGATGCAGGAGCGGTCCTCGAGGATGATGCAGGTATCCTGCACCTGGCGCGTGCTGCTCTTGTGGCGAGCAACACCGGCGTTGATGCGGCGGACGGACGGCGTCGGCATGGAAGCGCGGACCGTCGTGCGGTTGCCCGTCGGCAGGTTGCCTTCCTTCCAGACGATGTCGTCCATGATTGGATTTGCGTTGAGCAGGGCCTCGATGATGTATGCGATGTTGCCGTCGGGGTCCACTCGTTTCTGCAGGTCGCTCAGTGTGAGCGCCTGGGTTCCCAGTAATGCCATGATGGAGTTCCTCCTTCTGTGCTATTAGTATCTGCTGAAGTCTGTGTTCGGATACAGGGTCTTCTCGTGTGCGCCCTCGCCCATATGGCCGGGGTCTTCGCCAACCAATTTCCCGAATTCGGCCATGAGCTGGATCATCTCGACGCGGTTGCCGGCGCCCGTGAGGTTCATCATCTGACGCAGGCCGGGGATCTTGCGCTCGGCTGCATTGAGTCCGACGGCCGCCTTTGCGGTGACGTCGTCGAACTGGCCGCCGAGCTGCTGGCGGGCTTCCTGAGCCCAGCCATCCATCGTCTGGCAGATGCCGTCTGCTACTGCCTGCTGTCCGGCCTGCATGTACTGCATGCCGTAGCTTGCCAGCTTGCTTGCCTGCTCCTGTGAGAGGCCACACTCGCGTGCCAGGGCTCCGAATTGCCCCGCCCGCTCAGCATCATACTCCAGACCTTCCGGCACAACGCCCGAGAAGTCGTAGGTGGCAGGTGGCTCTGTTCCAGTCTTGGTTTCCGTGTTGCCCTGGCTGCTTTGTCCCTGTGCCTGCTCGCCGCCCTGGCTCGCCTCTGTCTGACTGCCCAAGATGGTTGTCTGGGCTGGCTGTGATGCACTCGCCCCTGTATCCTGCTGGTCCTGCGTACCGCCCTGTGCTGGCACATCGCCATCTCCCGCGGTATCGACAGGTGCTCCAAAACGCTGGAGCTTAAAAAACAGGTCTCTCATGATGATCCTCGCTTTCTGTTGTCTGCATGAGGTCTTCCATGCGCTGCTGGAAGGCCATGTATTCCCGCTCGGCCTGCTGATACTGTGCCAGGCCATCTGCCATGTGCATGATGTTCTGCCGCACGGTCAGGGCCGCCCGTCGCTCTCCTTCGGCGATGAGCATGCGGTTCGTGTGGTCGCTGTCGGGGAAGGTTGAGTCCATGATGTGGCAGCGATCCATGAGCCGCATCAGGAACCACCTTCCTCGCTCGTCTGCCATCAGGTAGTCGAGAGAGGCAACGTCGCGCTTCTCCTGCTCCTGCCTGGCATAGGCGATGATTCGCGCTTCTTTCTCTTGCTGGTCCATGTCATCCTCCCTGGCCATAGCCCAAGGTATCGGCACCCATCAACTGCTGCAAGGCGGGGTTGCCGTCCTGTGCTGCCTGTGCGGCATTCTTCGCGGCCTGGGCTGCCGGTGCTGCCATATCGGCCACTTGCTTGGCCTGCTGCAGCTGTTCCATCTGGGCCTGCTTCTCGGCTTTCGCCTGCTGGAGCTTCTCGTACTCGTCATCCGTGCGCAGAATGGCCACCGGCGTGCCGAGCATGTCAGCGTAGCGGTTGACCGTCTCGGGGAAGTTGAGCTTGTCGAGGACGTTCGGGTTGGCCTGCGCAAGGTTCATCAGGAATGCGTAGAACTGCTCGATGTTCGTGAGGCCCGCGACTTTCTGAGCCTGTGCGAGCGGTGAGATGTACTCGATCTTGATATCCTGCTGGGCGAGCATTTCCTGTATAGCGGGGTCTTCTGGCTGTGGGAATACCTGGGCCCGGTCGAGGATCATGTAGACGCGCTCGATGATCTTCGAGAGGAATTCGTACTGCATGCGCTGCACGACTGGCCCGAGGACGGTCATCTTCTCCTGGTTGCGCTCGATGACTTCCCGTGCGGTCATGGTCTTGTTCTCCATCTCGTTGAGCATCATGAAGAGGTTCGCGTTGTACGCCTCTTTGATTCTGTCCTCGAGCTGCGTGATCTCAGTGCGCAGGTCGCCGATATCGGTCTGGACCTGGAAGAGCGGCTTGACGGAGCCGTCCTGCCGGACGTAGGTCTTGCCGCCCGGCACAAGGTTGATGCCCTTTGCAACGGTCTCTGCTGTCGTCTGCATTGGTGGTTTGACGCCGAGCTCGACGGCAGTCAGCAGGTCCTTCTCCATGAGCTGCAGGGCCTTAGCATCGCCTTCGGCGTACCATCCGGGCCCCTTGCCGTAGGCATCGTTGCCTGTGATGATGTAGCGGGCAACTGGCACCGGCCACTCCTCGAAGCCCCCAAGGTAGAGGAACTCGTCCTCGTCGCTCTCCTCGAGGTAGTAGGCCGAGAGGAATGGCATGTAGATGCTGCCGAGCTTGTCTGGCGATGCCAGGCGGTTCGGCGTAACGAACCAGACGACGCGATGCACAGCCCGCACGCCAGCGCCATTGTCGGTCTCGTCGCGGACGGCCTGCGTGACATTCTCGCGACCGAACTTGTCGACGAGCTGCTGGGCGCTCATCTTCATGCGATGCACGAAGGTGTTGACGAGGCCATCTGGCCCACACTCGTAAGCATAGCTGCCGACGGGATAGGCCGTGAAGTGGACGCCATAGCGACTGTCCGGAAAGATGCCGAGTGGTGCCTGGCCAAATGCGAGCTCGAGGTAGCACGAATGGATAGCGGTGTAGAAGTTCGACTTCTCGAGAACATCGTTCATGATGTCCATGCGCTGATCCAGCAGCTTGCCGATATCCGAGTTATCGGCCAGCTCTTTGTTCGAGAAGCTCAGCCGGAACCACTTTCGCGATGGCGGTGTCAGGCCGCTCATCACACCGGCGGCAAAGATCTGGTTCGCCTGCCACGTCGTGCTGTTGTAGATGTGCCGGTCCTTGCGGTCGGCCATCGTCTGCTCGTCGTCGCGGTCGTCGAAATAGCCGATGTACGGCAGCTGGTAGTCTCGGATGGCCTTCCAGCGTGTCTCATACGCCGTGCGCTTCTGCAGCATGGCACTGACCTGCTGCTGGATGCGCCGCTTCGAGATGTTCAGCCGCCTGCCGACATCCGACATCTTGACGAGTGAGATGCCGCCCGGCGGGAGCCTCGCTCCCTGCTTGTCTCGTTCCATGCTGCTCCTCCTTATCCGAGCGTTCTTCTGACGCCGCTGTCACCGTTGCTGTTGCCGAGGCTCGACAACAAGCTATTGCGGTCGCTCGAGAGTACCGTTGCACTGCGGCCTTTCTTGCGTTTCTGCTCTTTGCTGATTGCAGCCGTCGTCGCCGCTTCATCCGTCGGCACGACCGTCGTCGGTGCCGGGTCTACTTTCGGCGGCGTATAGCTGCCTCCGCCTCCACCAGAACACATGGCGCTCACCTCCTTCCAGTACTCGGTGTCCGAATCGGACACATGCCATGTGAATTTCCTTCGGTGTCCGAATCGGACACATCTCAAAAGGGGTTGTAGTCTGTATTGCACGTCGCACCAGAGCCATGCATAGCTTCTTTTGGCACGACGGGATAAGAGAACGTCAACGCCAGAGAGTCGGCCACGTCCGGCGACTTGCCGATCCGCTCCTTTATCTTCTCTTTGGGTTCGAGTTTCATGCGATTCGCCGCATCGAAGCTGTACTCTGGCGTGACGAGTTCTGTCTTGAGTTCGGGCATGTCAGGCAGCGAGCCGCCCGCCTGCAGCCACTTGCGCATGGCGTCCCACATCTCTGCCCGCTTGTTGACGTAGTGCGCGGATTCCAGGGCTTTGCCGCCGAAGGATACTTCGGTCACATCGTAGCCGAGCTGCCGGCAGCGGTCGATGACGCCTTCGCCGCGGCCGGAGTCGACAAAGACGGCATCCGGCCGGAAGTCGTTGATTTCCTGGATGAGCCTTGCCGCGAAGTCCATGTTGCTGATGGCATGGAAGACCTTTGGCTTGTAGGCCACGAGCCCCTGGCGGCGCGTGATGGCGCAGGAGTCGTTGCCGAAGCGTGCGACGTCGACGCCGAGGATGCGCGGTGCTCCGAGGATGTCGTCCTTCTGGTAGACTTTCTTGCAGGCTTCTGTCACCATGTCGATGGTGATGAGGATGTTGAAGGCCGAGGCAGTGAAGTCACAGTAGAGTTCCTGCCGGATTCCCTCTTCACTCATGTCTCGCTTCATTGCCTCAAGTTCTTTCGGCCCCAGTCGGCCGCCCGGCGCGAAGACACCAGACTCATCGGCGCGGTACATACAGCAGTACCAGTCCGGCTCGCGCCGCGCTTTCTGGTAGATCTCGTAGAACTGGTTCTGACCTTTCGGTGTGCCGATGAAGATACACCAGCCATTACGATCGGCCAGTGACGGGCGAACAACCTCGTCCCAAAGCTCTGCCTTGATCTGTGCGTACTCGTCGAGGATGGCTCCATCCCAGTACGTGCCGCGCAGGTTGTCCGGATGGTCGGCACCGATGATGTAGATGCGGCCGCCCTGTGCGCCCTGATAACGGCTCGGAAACTCGATGAAGAGATCCGACTCGTTGATGCGGACGCCAGGGATGACATGTGTGTAGTACTTCAGGTAGTTCCAGGCAATGAGCTTGGCCTGGTTGCGAAATGGCGCAACGTAGGCGTACATGGGCGAGCGCCGATGATTCTGGACGCATTTCTTGATAAGGTGGTTGACTGTCCCGACGGTCTTGCCGAAACGGCGATGGGCGACGATGACGGAGAAGCGATGGTTCTCAAGTGCCGGATGGATGGTCTTTTTCCAGAGCGGCTCCGGCCGGTACGGTATCGTGATCCGTTTCTTCTGCGCTGTCATCATCGTCGTCATCTCCTTCCCAGGCGAGCTCTGCACCGCCATCTCCTACGGTCTCCTGCTGGACGCGGTCCTTGTATTTGTCGGGGAATGCTCCCTTGAGCAGCATCGCGAGCAGGGTGTCTGAGTATTCAATGCGCGTCGCGATCCTGTCGCCCTTGTAGTAGACGCCGCGCTCACAGCCCTCCACGGCCCGCCGGTAGGCTTCTTCTTCGAGCAGGTCATTGGCCATGGCGCGGGCACGGTTGAAGGCGATGGCATAGTTGGAATCGCTGTGCAGCCAGAGATAGTGGGTTTGGCGCGAGATGCCCATGGCCTGAGCTGCCTTGGATATCGTCCCGCAGTCTACCAGATAGTTAAGAAAACGATTCTTGTCTCTCTGCGGTACAAACTTGTAAAGTTTCTTCTTCATCGCCAGCACCTCCTTTGCCTTGTATTTCAAGGGGTTTCACGCTCTCTCCCACGTCGATTTCTTGCTCCGTTCCTACCTGTCAAGTGATTCCCATGGAAAAAGCCCCGCGGCTCTACTCAGCTCGCGAGGCTTTCTATGGGTTGGTCTGTTATTATCTTACCATGCGGATTCTGGAATAACGTGCTGCCCTTTTTTATTTTTTCCGCAGACGGGCGGCAATCTCGGCTGTCCGGCAGATTATGTCCTTCCACCAGACCTTGAGCGTCCGCTCGCCCATCCAGAACGAGCGGCCAGGGTACCGGCTCTCCATCTCTTCGGCCAAGCGATGCTGGACGCGGATGACCCAGCCGTGCCGACCGCGGGAGAAGCCGTTGCCCTTCTGCTTCTCGGCATCGCGCCGCAGCCGCAGGAAGAGCTGCTTCTCTTCAGGCAGGCTTTGTTCCAGGATCTCGACCGCCCGCAACCAATGGGCGGCCCGCGCATGGGTATCGTAAAAGATGCCCCGCTCTGCTGACGCTGCTGTCGGATCATGGCCAGCCGTTGTCTTGTAGACGTATTCCGCCCGCCGCTTCGCGTAGTCCTTCCGCTCCCGTGCATAGGAGAGCAGATAGTGTTCCGCCTGGCGGTGGTCTTCTTCGATGGCCAGCGCAATCCGCTCGGCTTGTGCTTTGGCTGATTCCTCGTCCATCTGCTCCTCCTTCCTGGTCAGTCTTTCTTGTCATCCTTGGCGATGCCCATGATGGGGAACGGCACCTTCTGCATCAGCGTCGTGGCAGATGCATTGCTCGGGATCCAATAGCCGTGCTTACTGTCCCAGACCCACTGCATCTTCAGGTCCTGCTCCAGCTTCTTGCACCGCACGGCCAACTGGTCCCGCTCTTCTTTCACGGCATCGAGACGCTTCTTGTAGCGATCCAGGCGTGACTCCATGGTCTTGCTGTCCTGCATCCAGCTGTCGGTCATTTGCCGCAGTGCCCTGTCCAGATGCTCGGCCCTGGCTTTCTCTTTCCGCCAGAGCGTGGTCGTCAGGCAGAACATGGCCGCAAAGAACAGGATGTTCAGCAGCATCCCGGTTTCATTCCCCGTCATCGCTCTCACCCTTCCTGAACCGCAGGCCGTTGTCTCTGCGGGCGTTGTGATGATTGACGTAGTCCATGAGCTTCTGCCGTGCCGCCTCGGTACAGCCGCACCGCTCCATGAAGCTGGTGGCCGCCACCTGCAGGTCGACGCATTCTTCCATGAGCTTCCACCAGCGCATCGTCCCTTCTTGTTTCGGCAGGCCTTCCCGCTCTGCCGCCCGCAGCTTCGCGTAAGCTTTCCCGACCTCGTCGAATTCCTCGAGCATCTTCAGGAAAAAGTCTGTCTCGGTCCATTCTTTGTAGAGCGGCCCATTGCAGGGATGCGGGAGGATACATCGTTTCTGCATACTCATTTCAAGCCCCTCTTTCTGCGTGCCAGCTCTTTCTTCATCTCGTCACAGACGCGGATGATGGTCTTGGCTTCCTGGCTCTTGATGGCTCCTGTCCGGAAATCCGCCAGGGCTTTCTGACGCCGTGCCTCGTTCTCTTTCTCAGCCCGCAAGATGTCGAGCTCTGTCATGTTCTTCTTCAAGCGAATCATTCCCATGCCAACCAAACCTCCTATTCGCTTACCGCTTCGTCCTCTCGCTGCGTGTCTCGCTGTCGCCCGGCGACCAGTTCGAGATGCGCAGGTTCTGCAGCGTCTTGTGTGCCCGCCAGAGATTGTAGAGGATCAGCAGGCAGGCCACAATGCCGAGTGCCACGAGTATCATCATGATGCTCACCTCCCTTCTTTGCGCTCGGTGTCCGAATCGGACACATCTTCCGGCTGCTCTTTTTTGGTGTCCGAATCGGACACAATCCCGTCGAAGGGCTCCTGGATTTCCTCGGCCCATTCCTTGCTGACGGTCCAGCCTGCCTGTGGGTAGCTGTAAGGGCAGGTGTTCTCGTCGGCTTTGTAGTTCACGACCTCGACCTGGTAGCGGTGCAGGAATTCCTTCCAAGCGCAGTGCCGGAAGTTTTTGCCCGAGCAGACGCCGCAGAGTCGCGGCATGATGCATTCACAGAGGTCCTCGAAGTCGGACATGGAGAGATGCAGGGTCTTCTTCATCCGAGCAATCTCCTCGACACGACGCTTGGCTTCCCGCTCCGGCACGAAGACGACGCAGAGCTGGCTTGCCGCCCGCTTCATCTGCTTGGCGGCATCGAGGTCGATGAGGTTGTAGCGGCGGGCAATGGCTTTCTCGAGGAAGGTGTGGCTCATGCGCAGGTACTTCATGAATTCCTTGTCGAGGTCGCTGACTTTCTCGTAGCTCTTGATGGCCTCGCCCTCGACCATCACGAGGGCCATGAGCCGGGCCATACTCTCACGTTCCCGGCTGGACAGATACCGATTCATGCCTGTTCCTCCTTCACGAGATCCATGAGCTGCACAAGGACCTGTGCGGCCTGCTGCTGTTTTTCGGCCAGGCTCTTGCCCCATGTCTCCGCCCCGTACTTTCCTGCCAGCTTCTCATGGCGTTGGCGCAGTTCCTCGAGTTCGGCAAGCAGGATGGCCGCGACCGATACCTGCTCCTTGCGGCAGCCCTGCTGGACGTTGCATGGCTTCTCGCAAATGCGGCAACAGGACTGACACTCCGTCGCGAGCTTGCACTGCTCGCATGGCGTCATGTTCTCGATGCCGACCATCTCCATCTTCTTGACGAGCTTCTCGTGGTGCTTCGGATGGAGAGAGCGGTAGGCCGTCTTCGGCTTTTCTTCCTCGGCCTTCGCGGCCTTTGCGACATGCTGCAGGGATACCTTGCCTTCCTTGCCGAGCGTGTCTGCGACCTTCTTCTGCTCTGCGGCATCGAGTCGGCTTGCCTCGTAGGCCGCGCTGATACCCATGCGCCCCTCGTGGAATGCCTGCTTGAGCTCGGGATCCTGCAGGTTCTCGGCGATGGCATGGTAGCGGGCAAGCTGGCCGGAGCTTGTCGAAAGCATCTTGCTCACGATGTCGCGGATGCGCCCTTCGACTCTGCCTGCTTCCTGCATGCGTTTGAGGACGGCCGTCAGGTGCTCAGCCTGCCTGACTTTTTCAGCATCGCTGAGCTGCCGGGCCGTCGAGTTTGTCAGGAGCAGCATGAGGGCGAGCAGGTCCTTGTCCCGCTCGTTCTCGATGATGCAGTTGACCTCGCTGTACTGGCGCTCGCCACGATCGACGAGCAGGCAGCAGGCACGATAGCGGCGCTCGCCGCTGATGATCATGTGGCGGCCGTCGGCATCTGCCGGAGCGACGACAAGGTTGTGCAGGACGCCGCCCGCAATCTCGATGGCATCTGCCAGTTCCTCAATATCCTTGACCTCGTAGACGAGCTGGTTGTCCGGATTCGGATAGAGCTCCTGCAGCATGAGCTTGCGTATCTCGTACTTGGGCGCTCCACCAGCCGACTCGCGGCTTGCCTGGCTCATGAGGCCCATCAAATCAAAATTTGCCATGGTATTCTCCTTTCAGACGGCCAGGATGCAGAGGCCGATGTAAAGCAATGCGATGACCATCATCGTCTTGATGCTCCATCCACAGAAGTGCAGGATCTCGCAGAGGGCAGCCTGGCGCTGCTGACGACGATCACGCTGCGCACGGTAGCGTTTCCAAGCAAAAGAGGGCTCGTAGATGGACCGTCTCATTCTGCCGCACCTTCTTCCTCGGTGTCCGAATCGGACACAAGCGAGAGCAGCTCCTCCACAAAATCACGGTAATCCCTCGAGGCTCCGCAGCGCGGCGAGTGCAGTACGATTGGCTCAGCCGAGAACGTCGACTCGTCGACCTTGTCGGTCCAGCGGATGTAGTGGTCAAAGACCTTGTAGTCCCCATGCGAGCGCAGCCACTCCGCCCCCTGCTGATTGCTCGTAGTCCTCCGGCAGCACGTGATGAGCGTGCCGAGGAACTTGAGCTGCGGATTGAGGTAGGCCTGCACCTGCCTTGCCTGCTCGAGCAGGCTGTCGATACCCTCGAATGTCCAACGGCTGATGACGGCCGGGATGACGAGGTAGTCGCTCGTCGAGAGCGCGTTGACCGCGCACATATGCAAGCTCGGCGGGTTGTCGATGATGACGTAGTCATAGTCGTCCTTCACCTCGCGCAGGCATTCACGCAAGCGGACCTGCTGTGGCACGACGGTATCCATCATGACCGCCCGCTCGGCTTCGGCCAGCTTGAGGTTGGCCGGGACGATGTCGAGATTCGGGAAGTCTGTATGCTGGATAACCTGTGCTGCCCGCGCCGTGCGCTTCATGACGTTGGCCATGCTCGGCCTGTCGTAGCTGTACCGCTTGAAGAACTGCGACGAGTTCCCCTGCTGGTCATTGTCTACGAGCAGGACCTTCTTGCCGTGTTCGGCCGCGAGCAGGTAGCTCACATTGATCGCGGTCACGGTCTTGCCGACGCCGCCTTTCAGGTTTGCGATGGTGATGATGATCATGTTGTTTTTCCTCCTGTAATTCATCCGCCTCATACACTGCGTGCTGGTACGGATAGCCTTCTTCGGTGAAGCCGTTATAGCTCAGCTCCACCACGACGTGATATCCCTTCGGGGCCTTGATGGCTTCCCGGTAGGTTTCTGCGGTCCGGATCGGCTCTTTCGTGGGCTCCGTGCGCAAGAGATTCCGGCTTGTCATGAGGCGGCCGCGCATGGGCTGGGCATCCTGCTCCTCGCAGGCCTTGCCCGCCTTCGTGCGACGGTCCACCTTGACCTCTTCCTTGACGTAGTAAGAGGCCAGTCGAAACGCATCCATGACTTCACCGGCATAGGGTTTGAGGTAGACATCGCCTTGTGGCCATGCCTTTTGGAGAGCGCGGCGCATCTCCTGGAAGCTGGCATCTGGTACGGCTGGCAGAAGGATGTGGCCATGCTTGCGGCCGCCGTTCTTGAGATTCTCGAGGACAGCGATGTACTTGCAGATCACTCCCTGCTTCTTGTACCAGCACCGCAGCTCGCGCGTCATCTTCCCGTATGCTGTCTTGATGGCATCCTCTGTCAGCTCAGAGTCCAGCGTGAACGTCACATACCAGTCTCCTGACTCGAAGTTATCCAGGATGAGCCGACTCAGGCGCTCTGCCCGCTGCCTGGCATTGATCTTCGCCTGCTTCTGCGAGGTGCCGAGTCCCGTTCGAGGTCTTCGCCTCTCTCGGATACTCTTCTTCTCCGGCATCATCCTCTGGGTGTGGTACTTGTCTTCCACGATGTATCTCCGATGGTGGGCTACCCACCTTCTCCTGACATATGCCATCTCTGTGCTCCTGTTCTACTTGTTCCTCTATTCTGTATCTTTATGCGGATACGTGTCGGTACATTAATCCCTTTATCAAGCGGCCAAAGAGGGATCCCACCCTCAAAAATTCGCCGCTTGTCTTGCGTCCGGGAGCTTCGTGCTATATAATAGGAGGTACAAATCGGGTTCGACAATCGATTTTGTACCTAGAGCTGTCCGAGCAGGCAGCTCTATTTTTTTATGTCCCGCAAGGTATCACCTTCTTTTGACATTCCGCCCCTTGTGTATTACAATGTATTACAAAGGGAGGGATTCTTATGACCGTTTCGGTTCGCTTGAATGACAACGACGCCATGCTCTTCCGCAAATACGCCGAGATGAATGGGCTTTCCATGTCCGAACTCGTCCGCCGCTCTGTGATGGAGCGAATTGAAGATGACTTCGACATGAAATGCTACGAGAACGCCATGAAGGAATATCGTGACAACCCAGAAACCTACACATTAGATGAAGTAGAGAAGGAGTTGGGCCTCGCGTGACCTACCATGTGCTTTTCACGCCAGCTGCCAAGAAGGCACTGAAGAAGATGGACCGACACACAGCTGCCTTGATCCTCGGATGGATCCGCAAGAATCTGGAAGGTTGCGAGAATCCGCGCCAGCATGGCAAGGGACTCACGGCCAACCACAGCGGTGAATGGCGTTACCGTGTCGGCGACTACCGTCTGATTGCAGACATCCAAGAAGAACACGTTGTCATCCTGATGCTCCATATTGGACATCGCCGAGAGATCTATTCCTGATGCAGAGGTGCCATGCCGGGCACCTCTTTTTTCATGCGCTTTTACTGGGCCGCCGGATGGGGACCGGCTGCGCCGGATCGGATAGGTCTTGCCCTTCCATCGCCGCCATCCATGCCTCGAGGGCACGGCGGCGGACCTTCATGCCGTTCATCTTGAGGCCCGGTATGATGCCAGACTGCACAAGATGGTTGGCGTAGTTGAGACTGACCTTCAAAATCTTGGCCACTTCCTTGACCGTCAGGAGCTCGTCTGGTGTTTGACGCTCTCCCATGTGCTGGGCCATAGCCCGCCCGGTCCTCTCGATGGCATTGACAATCATCATCTCGATAGCTGCACTCTCCAAAGACTTCACCTCCCTTCTATATAATGTAGTCGCCTCGCGTTTTGTTCCTGCCGTCGTTCTCGATAGACCATCTCCCTTCATGCCGAACACTTATCGTGGTTGTCTGGCTCTGGATCCCAGACGCCGTCGTGCTTCAGGCCTTCGATGATGTCTTTCTCAATGGGATTGTCCGGCGTCTCCGCCGGGCCAGTCCACCCATAGTCATCTTCTTCCTCGGGGAAGAACGGATCACGCAGGTGCTCGGCCGCATCCTTGTTCACAGCTTTGCTCGTATTGATGGCCCAGCGGAGCTCGTCCACGCAATACATCAGTTCATGCAGATCACGGCACATCTTCCCGTAGCTGCACACCGACTCCACATAGCACTTCGACACTTCATCGCGCAGGCGAATATTGTCCTCGTGAAGACGACGGAGCTCGTCCGTCATCGCGTCAAGTTTCTCGACGTACAGCGGGCGCTCCTTATCCATGCGCCAGGACAGAAATGCGACAAGAGCCAGGCAGCTCATCATGATGGTCATCAACGTCTCCATTGCAGTCATGGTAATCTCCTCCTTCACTCGGTTTACCTTCATACCTTCACGCGGATTTAGGCTTGGGGTCATCCTTCTTCTGCCCCTCCTCTTCCGCCCCCTCTGATGCCGACTGGTCGAAAATCATGACGAGCGTCTGCGCCGAAGCGAGCAGCTTCGTCTTCTGAATCTCCGTCATCTTCGGCAGGACTCTCGCGATTTTCTCGACAATCTCATGATCTTGTTCGGTCATGGCCATGCTGGTCACCTCCTGTATTTATACTACTCAGGAATCTTTTCATCTTTATAATACACTACTTAGGAATTTATGTCAATATTTTTCTCTTGCTTTTTACTACGCAGTAGTATATATTTATAGTAGGAGGTGGATATCTTGACTGAAACAATTAATGACAGAATAAAATTGCTCCGAAAAAAGAAAGATATGAATCAAGGAGAATTTGGTAAAGCTATCGGTCTAAAACAAGGTGCTATCAGTAAACTCGAGAAACCAGGAAACGCTGTGGTAGACCAGAACATCCAGCTAATCTGTGAAAAATTTCAGGTACGGCGCGAATGGCTGGTCGACGGCACTGGTGAGATGTTTGCAGAGCGTGCCAAGAAAGACGAGCTGATGGAGTGGGCCGAGCGTGTCTCGCAGTCCCCGCACGACTCCTTCCCCTACCGCCTCGCCGAAGTCCTCGCCAAACTCGACGAGCCACAGTGGAAGATGCTGGAGCAGATTTTTGACAAGATCATGGCCGAAGGTAATACAGAAAATTCAAACGTTGCCAAGGCTGAATCGACCAGCACTAAGGCCGCACCGCCCAATGATGATGATGATGATGACGATCCCGACATCATCCGCCGCTCCTACCATCGTCAAGTTGATCAGGCTTTCGACAATGAAGAAAAGGCTGTATCAGCCTCCTCCTATGGAAGCTCCGGCATCATCTCCCACTTTCATAAAAAATAAGCCGCCCGCAGGCAGCAGGTAGCATCTCTTTCTCGAGTAACATCTCAGTCCAATGCATAGAAAATGATATCATGACTCGAGAAACACATTCTATTCAAATCAAAGCCTAAATACAAAAAGGTCCTGTAAGAGCCGGAATCTCTTACAGGACTGTATCGCACTCCCGCTATAGGAACGCTACAACTATATT